CCTGTCGATAATTAAAGGCATACAAGTGCAAAGTTTCTTCCACATCAGGCTCTTGGCTTTCCAACTCTGCAATGGCTTGCTTGCCCGATTGGATGGCGGCATTAAATTGCCTATAAGAATCTGAGCCAAAATCTAAGCGAGTTGTGTTTTCCATTGCTTTAATCATCTGTTTGAATACTTCAATCATTTCTTCATCCCTTCAATGTAAACAGCCAAGCTATCAATGGTGTCTTTGCCAAAAGAAGTTAACCTCTTAACCTCTCTAGCGACTTCATCAATCACGCCATTGCGTAGTTCGTCATAGAACTCCTGTGCCGACTTGGGCTTTAGAAAGTTTGCTTTGACCGACTCTTGTCGTTGCTTGGCTTGTCGCTCAATGTCGTTGAATGCTTCATCTTCTTCAGTCATTGTCAGCCTCGTTTTGTAGGAAATAAAGCGCACCAATGAGGATTGCACCAAAGGCAATCACGACAAATGCACCAAACAGCATCAACATAAAAGTTACCAGTACATCCCACATTAGACTGCCCTCCATTCACGCTCATTACGACCCGATGAAGACTTTACAGTCCTGCCTGTCAACTGGATTAGATTCATCTTCTCCAACTCGTTTAAACGGCGTGAGACTTGATTTCTGTCTAAGTTGGTATGTTGGGCTATGCCATCCTTTCCAAGCGCACCATGAGCCTTTAAACAGTCCACAATGATGATGAAATGCTTGGATGCCAAGTCTTTAGCGGCATCAGCGGCTTCATAGCTGGTTACTGGGTCGGAAGTCCTAACCCGATTGAATATTGGCAAGTCAAAGAACTTCTTTACACCGCCACCAAAATGTGTGTCATCTAAACTCATATCAACTCCTATCAATTAAAAGTTAGTGGGTACTCACTTACGCTTTCCCCGTTGGTTTACATCAGAATGGCAAGTCTGAATCAAGATCGTCAAAGCCGCTTGAGGGCTTCTTCTTTGGTGAAGAAGTGTTGGCTTCTTCTTTAGGGCTTACTGCAAGACCCATGAATTTGCCTGTTTTTCCTTCTTTCACCCAAGCTGATAGCCAGTAAGGTTTGCCCTCAACTGTAATATTTCCTTTGTAATGAGGATGTGATTCTTTTTCACGTTTGTCATTAGAAAAAAGGACACCTGAATTGTCACGCTGTTCCATATTTACACCTTAATTTCATTGAGTTTTTTAACCTTGTCATCCACTTCTTGAAGAAACTGGATAACCTCTTTTTCGAGTTCTGCAATATACATATCATTGCGCTCGATTCTTTTGATGAACAGTTGTAGGTGTTCAGGCATTCGTGGGTCGAAACTCACAAAGTCGCACCAACTTCTGTTCGTACACGCCATTTGCCATTGCATTTGGTCGTAATACTTCTTTGCTGGCTCATCGCCAAGGATTGTGTCGATATGGGTTGCTGTGTTGGGACACTTGATCTCTAGGCATCCATCATCACCCACCAAGCCATCAGGAGAGGCGGCAGACATGGGAACAGTTGGATGGTCAATAGCACCTACCTGATCGACCATATTGCCTGTTTTAGCCTCGTATGCGGCACGAGCAAAGGGTTCATTTTCGATACCCCACTCCATAGCCGCATTGGTGTATGACTCTGCCACTTGGTTTGTCATACGCTCGACTACCAACTGAGCCATGTAATTAGCCCTGCTTGTGCTGTAGCCTGTCTTGGTCTTGGCAACAATGTCAGAGATGCGAGATGCAGTAGCTTTGCCGCAACGCTGTTTAAACCATTCGGGTGTGCCTTGTTCAATATCACTCATGCTTCCCTCGCTTTCAACATTGCGTCTGCCATTGCGTAGCACATTGATGCATAAACATTTTGTATTTGTTGTGCATCTTTAATCGAATGATGTTTTCTTTCCAATTCAGAAACAACTTTTGTCATCAGTGTTTCCATTCCTCTTGCCGCAAAGTAATCCCGCAATGTCATGCCTTGCGGATTTTCATTGGCACTGTGACCTTGAGGTGCTACCCAATGTAGCGATGGAAATGCTGGTGGGTTGTTCATTTCAATGCTCCTTTACGCTTTTCTTTGGCATCAATCACTTTCTTTTGCCAACTTTTATCACCAGCGCAAGCAGAGTAAGCAGTGCTGTATACATTTTTTAATTCCTCTAAAGTTGTTGTAGCTTCAATAGCCGCCAAGTGGTCAATCATCATGCCGACATCAATCGTTTCGATGTTGCCTGAACCTGTTGTTGAATCAAGAGCATCATGCTCTAAAAGTTCAAGCGCAAGGGTGTAAAGGTAACGGCGGTTGTAGGTTTGGCAAGCACCCATGTTTTGCACTTCATGGCAACCTTTAAGAGCCGCAGACCCAAATGGGCAAGTAAAGACAATCTCTCCACCGCCAACTGTATCGACTATGCAAAGTTCTGCTTGTTCTTTGGTAAAAGACACAATGCTAATCAGCCCTAGTTCGTCAAAGATTTCGAGTGCTGGATGCAGGAAGTCACCAAGTTCAAAGTAGTTATACCCTGCAAATTTATTGTGTCCTGATTTCTTTAATGTGCGTGACCGCATCATTCTTCGGGCATCAGCCAGTTTCTTATACACGCCCATATTGGCTTTGCTTTGTTCGTTCATCTTCACTCCTGTTTAAATTTTTGAAAAGTTTTTGAAATGTCTGTGTTCATTGAGTTCGTGTAGACAAACTCGGATTTCTTGTCAGTCGCTCTTTTGGTTGGGTACACCTTTCTGTGAGTTGAAGATTTGTTGGGCGATAGCGAATTGGGTATCAAAGTCAAAGTCGGAAAGTTTGAAGAAATTTCCAGAGCAGGAGCAGACTGGATAAAAAGTGATTTTCTTTTTCGTGCAAAACTGGCAAAAATATTCATCTTGGCTTTCCTCCAAAATCGTTGCAATGGTGTTTTTAAGTTTCATCTTTATCTCCCCTGTATTCGTTTTTTAACCAAAGGGTTCGCAAGGTACGCAGTTCATCATCATCATCAATTAATGGTGTCTTTGTCTTGCTGTACAAGTAAAACTCAGCCCTGCGAGTCATCTTATTGTCAATGCGTTCTTTGATGAGTTGAAAGGCATAGTCCCAATCATTGCACTTGATGGCAAGAGGAATAGCTACAGAGCCTTCTATAGCATCCATGATGTCATCATCATTGAGTTGTTGGTAGGATTCCCAAACGGCTTTGTTAAAGGTTGTCATCGATAGACTCCTCAATCTGTTTTTCAATTGATTTGCACTCCTTGGCAGAGAGTTCGTCTGTAATGTCAATGCGGTTGTTGCCAACCATTAGGTAGGCTGACCAAATAAATTTATCGTACATACCCTCGACTGGGCTGTATTCGGGGTCATATTCCCATTCGACCCAAGCCTTGATGTCTATTTCAAGGTCACAAAAATCTATATCCAGTTCCATATTCACGCCTTTCAATGTGTTGGTAAAGAGTTCGTAGTGTTACACAAATCGTAGCGTTGAACACTAGGACAAACCCTAATTGCGTTGTTTGTATAACACTACACAATCCATGCCTCTATGCCTAGACCAAAAACCGAAATGACCAAAAGCGGCAAGACCATTGCCGTACGAGCCACTTTAAGCGAGTGGAATGAGTTCAAACGACTTGGAGGGGCTAAGTGGTTGCGACCATTCTTAGCAAAGTCTATTGAAAAACATCAGAAAACTAAGGAAACTAAATGAAAAAAGCACTAATTGCCTTGTGGATACTAGCCAGTTCAACAGTGGTTTATGCGGCTTGTTCGACCCATACCTATTACCAAAATGGTCGGTATGTGACTTGCACAACTTGTTGTTATGGAAATAATTGCAATACCAACTGTTATTGAAGTATGATTGTTTGAAACGTGGCTAGGGAATGCAACCCGAAAAGGCGATTCGTTACCGCCCTGCCAATGTTTCTTCTGTAACGACAACCGACAACGTAAGGTTCATATGCACTACTACCAGCATCACATTGGTGACTTCATCAAAGACACCTCATTTTTGACAAATGAAGAAGTTGGGATTTATCTCAAACTTTTATGGCTTTATTACGACACCGAACAACCATTGCCAAACTCATTGTTTGAGTTATCAATGAAAGTCAATGCCCGTGAACAACAGGATTCGCTTAATGGCATCCTAAATATGTTTTTTACATTACGAAACGACCTTTGGCATCACAATAGATGCGATAAAGAAATTTCTCATTATCATCAACAACTTACAACTGCTTCTAAGGCTGGAAAAGCATCTGCCGCTAAACGAGCATTGAACAGAAACTCAACGGGCGTTGAACGGGCGTTGGATTTACGTTCAACAGACGTTCAGCCAACCATTAACCAACAACCAATAACCATTAACCAAGAACCAAATAAAGAGCGCACAAGAGGCTCACGCCTCTCTGCTGATTGGGTTTTA